CGCGGGCTTCGCCGCTCGGGAACGCTTCTACAGCAAGTTCTCTGCAAACAAGCTGAACGGAATCATGCGAGCCGACTGGCTGTGGCATGTGATGGCGGATCCTGAGAAGCCATCCGGTGCGCGCATCAGCGTGTTCAGTCTTCACCCAGGCAACTACTTCCCGGAGTACTTGGATGAAGATGTAGAGACCATCGTTGCGGTCAACATCACAGAGCCGACGATCTCAACCGATGGCAAATCGGCTGTGAACGTTCTTCGCTATGAGAAGGAGACAGGCGAGAGCGGACCCAGCCCCATCATCGCAAGCTCAACGCAGTTTGAAGCAGAAGCATGGGGACAGCCAGGCACCGACATGGACATGAAGGCCATCAGGAGTCTTGTTGAGCCACAGGTGTTGCCTGCTCCGATTGACGCCATCCCGGTGTACCACATCCCCAACTACTACGACCCAGACTTCGGTTGGGGCTCATCCGAGATGCGTGGGGTGGAACGTCTCATGCGTGGCATCAACCAGGCCATCACCGACGAGGAGTTGGCGTTGGTGCTTGAGGGTCTTGGTGTGTACGTCACGGATGCTGGCGCTCCGCTTGATGATGACGGAGAAGAGGTGGCGTGGACCATCGCTCCTGGCCGCGTTGTTGAGCTGCCCACCGGCAAGACATTCGGTCGGGTGGCTGGCGTCAACAGCGTTGATCCGTACATGGCGCACCTCAGCTACCTGCACAAGATGATCGACCAGACCATCGGCGCGAACGACATCACCAAGGGAAGCGTGGACGTCGCTGTTGCTGAGTCTGGCATCGCGTTGTCGCTGCGCATGGCGCCAATCCTCACACGGATGAGCGAGAAGGAACTCGTGATCACCGATGTGATGACGCAGATGCTCTACGATCTCCGCAAATGGTTCATCTCGTTCGAGAACCTTGGTGGTCTTGAGGACATCAGGTGGCTACCACGCTACTCAGAGAAGCTGCCCGTCAACAAGTCACAAGCATTTGCCGAGATCATGCAGATGGTCACGTCAACGCCACCGATCATCTCGCCTGAGGAAGCCAGAAGGATGCTCACCAAGTTGGGGCACACCTTCACCGATGAGACGCAGCTGATGGGTGAGATCACCCGCCAACAGCAGACGTCTCTTGACGCTGAGGCTGCGCGTATCTTGGGAGGTGTGAGTGGCCCGTAGAGTCAAGCCTTGGCAGATCCGGTTCTCAACACGCGGACAGCGCAGCTTGTTGCAGCTGATGGCGGACCAAGATGTTGAGCTAGACCGCATTCTGGCAAAGGCTGCTCGTGAGTCACAACTGGCGCTTGATCGTGCGATCGCCAACGCAACGTTCAGCGCACAGATCCGCGCTGCTCAGTACGAAGCACAACGCCAGTCCTTGCTTGACATCGCAACGCAGATGTGGGGTGACGATATCCCAGCAGCCATCATGAACAACTTGGGGACTTCAACCCAGATGGCGGCAAACAGCGGACGCGGTCTTGTGAAGATCTTGACGCCAGCGCTGAAGCCAGGACAGGCAGCCATGTTGGCGTCATCTATGGAGACCTCTGCCGCAAGAACGTTTGACGATGTGGCGTCTAGATACTTGAACTCAGTTGATCTGAGCCCCAGCGTGTACAAGGCACAAGCATTCACGATGGGGAAGATTGACGATGTTGTCAACAGCGGCATCGCGCTTGGCAAGTCAGCCAACGAGATTGCTCAGGACGCTCTTGGCTTCATCAACCCGAACACCCCAGGCGGAGCAAGCTACGCTGCGCATCGCCTCGGCCGCACTGAACTCAACAACGCATACCACACCACCAGCGTCCGTTCCTACCAAGAGTCTCCGTATGTTGATGGCGTTCACTGGACGCTCAGCGGAAGCCACCCGTCACCGGATTCGTGTAACAACTATGCGGAGCAGAACGACTACGATCTGGGTCGTGGCGTGTTCCCTCCCGACAGCGTCCCTGACAAGCCACACCCTCAATGTCTTTGCTTCATAACACCCATCACCCCCGATCCGGCTGAGTTCGTGCGCAGGATGAAGGCGGGTGAGTACGACTGTGGTCGTGTGTAGTGTTGACACGAGTCCCACTCAGGTCAGCGATGACCAGTACAACAACGCACGAAGGATCTCTGAGGATCCAGAAGACCTGGAGAACTACCAGTATGACCTTGAGAATGACGAATGGTACGTCAATCGTTCTCAGTCTGAGCTAGACGCCATCAAGGACTACCAAGGGATGAGTCCGACGATCAACGAGAGTCTTCGTAAAGGATTCAACCCAGCCATCGCAAAGGAAGGAGTCACCTCTTCATCTGTAGACCAAATGGTCGCCAATCTAGATCGTGCATTGTCTGAAGGGAATCTTGTAGAAGACACGATCGTGTATCGTGGTATGGACAGCGAAGTCATCTCGCAGATGCGGCCGGGAACGATGTTCACCGATGATGCCTACATGTCAACATCCATCTCTCGTGAGGAGGCATTCGGATACACGCATGGCGGTACAGCTGCCGGTGAAGACTTCATGATGGAGATCTTCATCCCCAAAGGCATTGGTCGTGGGGCATACATCTCTACATCAGACGACATCTACGGCGGTGCTGAGTACGAATACCTGCTCCGCAGAGGATCACGGCTCATCGTTCGTGGTCTTGACAGAGAAGCTGGCGTCCTGAGAATGGAGCTGGTCCCATGGTGAACAAGAAGGATCCCAACAAGATGCTGACGAGAAAGGAGGACATCAGGATCATCATTGAAGGCGAACCGCAGGAGGAAGAAGAGGCAACAACGACTGAGGAGGAATGAACATGGAAGAGCAGCTTCGTCCCGGACGTGTGAACGGCGTTGACGGATGGTGGCGTCCCAACGGCACGTTCATGCCAGTCATCTCTGGTGCCCAGGATGACCCACCTGCCGGCGGCAAGGATGAGGACGACGACAAAGACAAGGATGAAGAGGAAGACGAAGAAGAGGAAGACGAAGAAGAAGAGATCAAAGACCCCAAGGCCCGTGTGAAGGCGCTTGAGGCGGAGAAAGATCGGCACGCCAAGAAGTCACGCAAGCTTGAGTCTGAGCTTCACAAGGCTGCTGAGCGCATCAAGGCTCTTGAGGATGCCACCAAGACGGACGAAGACAAGAGGGCCGAGCGACTGACGGAGCTTGAGAAGAAGGTGACGGACCTTGAGCGCAGCAACAGCGAGCTCACGGTGCGCAACACCTTGCTCAGCCACCCAGACATCGCGAGGTTGTCTCCTGTTCGCCGCAAGTGGGTCATCAGAGAGCTTGCGGAGCAGTTTGAAGAGGATGACGACGGGAACAACCTTGAAGAGATCCTTGACGAGCTGAAGGAACAAGAGCCAACGCTGTTCGAGACGGCTGATGAGTCAGACGATGACGATGATGAAGAGGAAGAGACTCCGCCAAAGCGCAAGACTGCGCCACGACCCAAGAGGCGGAAGGACAAAGACACCCAGACAGACGTTACCAGTCTTGAAGGCAGACTCCCTGCTCTAAAGAAGCACCGAGGACCAGCTGCCTGATAGTCCTTTACGAAGAGGTGGATACATAGTATGATTCCAGCCAGTGATGAGAAGTCCCGCGGACTTCTCCGCCTGCGGCAATCTTCTGATGATGCTCCTCAGAGGAAGTCCTTGTCGGTACGTACGGAGGAGACCTGATGGCTAGGTTTGACAAGTACAACCCCATCAGTGGCGGATTCCGTGCTGTGTTGGCTGCAAACTGGGCTGCTGCTGATGGCACCCCTGTTGCTGTTGGTCTTGATGCTACTGGGAAAGTCGTTCCTGGCGCCGGTACCACAGGTGTCCTGGGCGTCGTGGTGTTGGTTGCCAATCACAAGTTGGCTGGCGACACCGTTGACGTGATGACTTCCGGTGAATGCGTTGAGGTTGACAACACTGGGTTCGTCGGACGCGCAGCCGGCATTCCGGTGTATGCGGTGCCAGCTGATGGCTCGCTCACCAACGTTGCTACAGCCAACATCAAGATCGGCTACATGGCCGAATCTGACCGGCTCATCGTCCGCAAGGGTGCCTCAAGTGGCACCGCTGCATAGGGGATATGACATGGCGCCTGTGATGCTTGACAAGCGACCAGATCGTATCCCTGAGCTGGGTCGAGTTCTGATCCCAGCCAAGGCGATCGATCCGGTCCATGCACGAGACCTGTTCGCACTTGGGTTCCTACCAGAGATCTCGGGTGGGGCACGTGGCTACAACCAATCGGGTGACGTTGTCACTCAGACGGCTGATGGTCGCGACCTCAACCAGGTCTGGAACGACTACCAGACAGCACTCGCTTCATACAACCAACAGCGCGACGTTCTGATGCAGGCCATGGTGTACCCAGTCACTGAGGTGATTGAGGATGTCTTCCAGGCCGGTGACGTCGTTGACTTCGAGGAAGCTTCGGAGTTCGGCGTTCCGCGTGGTGTGCGGGCGAAGATGCCTACATACTACAGCTTGGGATACTCGTTCAAATGGTACGACATCGGAGCGCGGTTCACCTGGGAGTTCCTGGCTGAGTCAACGCAGGAGCAGGTGGACAGTCTGAACAACATCATTCTGGAAGCGGATGACCGCAACCAGTTTGTGAACGTGTTCAGGCAGGTGCTGAACAACGTCACGCGAGTGGCAAACATCAATCAGCAGAACTACAACGTGTATCCGCTGTTCAACGGGGACGCGACCGTTCCTCCTCGTTACAAGCAGACGGTGCACGCTTCTGCTCACCAGCACTACCTGACGAGTGGCGCCGCAACAGTTGATGCCGGTGACCTCACCGGTGCCGGCTCGATGTACGCTCACTTGGACCACCACGGCTACAACTGGCAGGAAGGTTCAACGCTGATCCTTCTGGTCAACTCTGCGCAAGGCGCAACGATCCGTACGTTCAGGGTCGGAGTGGCAGGTGCGGAGTATGACTTCATCCCGTCCGTGGGTCTGCCGCAGTGGTACGTGACTCCTGGTCGTTCCTCGCTTGAGGTGCCTCCTGGTGTTGCGCCACCGTCGTCCTTCAACGGCATGCAGGTCATTGGTCGTTACGGCCCATGGCTCGTGGTTGAAGACGATCTGATCCCAGCCGGATACATGGTCGGGTTCGCTTCTGGCGGGAACCTTGACGCCAGGAACCTTGTCGGTATCCGTGAACACCGCAACGCATCCCTGCGCGGTCTGCGACTCGTGAAGGGACCCGACCCGGACTACCCGTTGATTGACAGCTACTACCAGCGCGGTTTCGGCACTGGTATCCGTCAGCGTGGTGCTGGTGTCGTGATGCAAGTCACCGCTGGTGGCTACACGATCCCGACTGGCTACACCTACTAGGAAGGGAGGGTTGAAGATATGTCACGAGACATTCTCGGAAAGCTGGCCGATGGTGAAGAGCTTTC